AAATTTAGGCTATACCCTGCTCATCAGATGGTGAGTGGGGTATTGGTATTTGTTATTGATAAGTAAAACAAATTGTTCAAACCATATCATGCTTGCTATAATATAATTTCAGCGATACTTTTAGTATTGTTATCATCAAGGAGATGGGTGTATGCAAGATAATGCTAAAAAATCAGATGCAACTCACCACTCTGCTCAACTTTTGCGTGATATGTTTAGTTGCCTAAACCAAGCAATGAGCAGGGAAACCGAGAAATTTCACCAAGAGCAAAAAAAGGTAAAAGAGGAGATTAACCGTGGCGCAAGAATTACCAACCACAGAATCTCTCTTTGATTTTTTATATCTTGACAGCATTAAAATTCGCTCGTTTTATGCGCAGCTGACAGGGTTTGGCTCGTTGGCTAGTATTAAGGCAAATAACGCACTTAATAGCAGCTTAGCGAGCGAGGGTGCTTTTGGCGTAAATGCTATGGCAAAGATTGACGCTAAGGTGAACTATGCTACAGGTGAAAATCAATCTAGCGAAAAGACTTATGATGCGACACCAACATTACCTAGGGAAATGATTGATAAGCTAGACGAGTTAGGATTTATCAGTCGAGAACTTGGTGAGAATTCAGCAGGTAATTTGGTGTTATTAAACGGTGTGCTAAGCATTACAGATATAGAAACACTGCAAAATCTACTTGAGCCAACAATGTACTTTGCAACCGAAGAAGAATACAAGCAATTGTATGGTGATAGAAAAAGGCAGGCGGTAAAGAAAAAGCTTGAGGAAAACAAGCCAGTGGTTCAATTAATTAAGGCTATTCCATATGCACTTGAAGCTAGACTAAAAGTCGGTGAAGACATGGTATGGATGACCTTAAATCGTGGAGAAATGGTCGGCAATCCACACGATATCAACCTAAAGCATGGTAAGGTGTTGTTTGGGGAATATTATGTTTTGGGAGTGTTAGACGCCATCCCAAATGATGATATGAATATAGATATGACAACTGGTAGCTTTGGTGATGTAATCTTGGAATTGTCTCAGTCGCTCAAAGAAACAATGGGTAGGAATACAAGCAGTTATGGCATCACCCCGATTGCTATCTTTAGAGTAATCCGCACCAATCAACAAGCTAAATAGCACTATATAACTTAAAAAACCAACCGTCCTTTATGGGCGGTTTTTTATTGGGTGAATTTATGTCAAATACATACCGCTTAGACATACAGGTAAATGCCGATAGTGCTAATACCGCATTGGGAAATCTAAAAGAGCATTTTGATAAGATTGAACAATCAAGCGGTAAGGCAGGCGTTGGTATTGATGGCTTTTCAGACAAAGCGGATAAGGCGTCAAAATCCAGTAAAAAAGCAGGTGATGAAGCTAAAAAAGCAGGTGATGGGGCTAAAAAGTTTGGTGATGATGCCAAAAAAGCTGGTAATGATATTGATGGCTTAAAGCATAAAGCAGATGGCTTAAAAACAGCGTTTGGCACATTAAAAGGCGTGATGTTTACCGCCCTTGCTGTTGCTGGCGTTGGTGGTATCATTGCCACCGCCGATGACATGCAAACCCTTACAAGTCAAATCAAAATTGCCACCACAAGCACCAAAGATTATGCCCATGCAATGAGTGAGATAGAACGCATTGCGATGGGTAATATGGTCAGCCTTGACTCTGTTGGGCAATTGTACGCATCAAACGAGCGGTCATTAAAACAACTTGGCAAAAGCCAAGATGAAGTGATTAAGTTTACCGAAAATATCACAACAGCAATGCGTGTCAGTGGTGGTAGTGCAGAAAGCCAAGCGGCCGCATTAACCCAGCTTGGGCAAGCCATGGCGTCAGGGGTGTTGCGTGGTGATGAGTTTAACTCAGTGGCTGAACAAGCTCCTGTTATTATGGAGCTGATGGCAGACAGCCTAGGGGTAACAACAGGCAAACTGCGAGATATGGCAAAAGAAGGTAAGCTTACCTCAAAGGTTGTTTATGATGCCCTTGCTGGTGCATCTGCAAGTGATAAGCTTGCTGAAAAATCCAAAAAAATGTCTACAACCATCAGCGGTGCAATGCAAAACATTCAAACGCAGTGGCGTCTTGGTGTTGATGCCATCATGAATGGTGAGGGCGGTTTATCCAGCGTGCTTGCTGATGGTATTAATAGCATTGCGTTGGGGGCGTCATCATTTGTTGATAGCTTGCCTGCGATTAATCAAGCCATCACTGATACCATTGCCAAAGCCAAAGAAATGGGTACGGCATTTTTAGAGTCTGATTTTGGGCAATCTGCGATACAAACTGCCAAAGATGCCTTTGAACAATTAAAATCAGCCATGCAAGGTGTGGTTGATATTGCAGGCGATGTAAAAGCATTCTTTGAGAAAAACCCTGAGCTTGCAATTGCACTGGCGAGCGGTGTTGGGGCGGTTGCTGGGGCGTTTTTATTATTTAAAGGTGTGCTGATTGTATGGGCAGGGGTGGCAACGCTGGCAACAGTGGCGGGGGGTGCATTGGCGGCGGTGATGGCAGTACTAACCAGTCCGATTACGCTTGTGATTGCGGCTTTTGCTGCACTGGTGGCGGCAGGTGTGTATGTATACCGTAATTGGGACACAATTAAACAAAAGGCAAATCACGCATGGCAGAGCATTAAAGAGACTTGGCAGGGCGTTGGCGAATGGTTTGGCGAGCTTTGGGATAAAGTCAAACAGACCTTTTTTGATTGGTTATCACAAATGCCAAAACCAGTACAAGATATGGTGGCTAATATTGGTGAAATATTTAGCACAATTGTGAATGTGGCAGGGGCGGTTTGGGATGGCATTGCCAATATTGCTAAAAGTGTGTGGCATGCGATAACAGAATTTGTCTCTTACGCCATTGATAAAATTAAGCCTGTTATCAAATCTGTTTTAGAGTTTTTTAAAAACGCATGGGACGGCTTGGTTAGTATTGCTAAAACCGTTTGGCAGGCGGTTGTCAGTGTTGTTAGCCATGTTTTTGATAAAATATCTGGCATTATCAGTACACAATTTGAAGCCATGAAAGCGATTTTTATGGCAGGTGTTACCATTTTTGCCAGCATTTTTAATGCAGGCTTTGAGATGGTGAAAACCATCTTTAGCACCGCTTTTAAAGTGATAAAAGCCGTATTAACTGGCGATATGCAAGGCGTAAAAGACGCCATCAAAGATGGTTTTCAAAAAGCCGTTGATATCTTAAAAAAATTGGTTGGTAACATTGTAGATGCCTTAAAAAAACTTGGCAAAGATTTACTACAAGTTGGGCGTGATGCCATGCAGGGCTTTATTAATGGTATCAGCGAGAAAATAGATGCAGCGGTTAGCAAAGCCAAAGAGATGGCAAGTAGCGTAAAAAATGCCATCACAGGCTTTTTTGACATTCATTCGCCGTCTCGTGTGATGAAACAAGTTGGTGGCTGGATATCAGAGGGCTTGGCAATTGGTATCGCCTATAAAGCACCGATAGCAGCCAAAGAAGCCAAAAACCTTGCTAAAAGCGTAAAAAATGCCCTTGAAAGCGACCTTCAAAAAACCGCAGAAGAGATATTTTTAACCAAACAGCACATTAAAGGCAACCCATACGCCCAGCTAACCAAAGACATTGCCTTTGGTAAATACGGCAAACAAGACACCAGCCGATTACAAAAGTTGGCACAAGAGCAAATCTTACAAAGCAATATTTTAACGCTCACCCAACAGCTGCATGAAGCCCAGCAAAATCTCGCCAATGTGGGGTTGACTAGCATTGAAATCATGCAAAGACAATATGATGAAACCGACAAATCTGTGCGAGCGTCTTTGGATTTGTTTGAGCAAGTCAAGAAAACAAGTCAAGAGCTAATTGATGCAACCAATCGCCATGAGGCGACCCAAGCGTTTGAAAGCACGCTAAAAGACATCAAAAAACAGATGGCAATAATGGGTAGTCAAGATCCATTGGCTGAGTTTTTATATGACTTACAAAATGCTGATAAATACGCTTATTATACCACTGAGCAGTTGGCAACTCTTAAAGATGAGATGATTAAGCTACAAAATGCCAAAGACGCCAAACAAGCAAGCGATGGCATTAAGGAAAGTCTAAAAGATATTAACAAACAGCTGGCATTGCTAGGCAGTAATCACCCCTTAGATGACTTTTTTTATGAGCTTGAACAAACAGACAAATACGCCCATGCGACCACTGATGAAATCAATGAGCTAACAGACGCCATCTTTAAGCTACAAGACGCCAAAGATAAGCTAAATGCCAAACAGGCATTTGATAAGCTGATGAAAGATACAGCACTGGCAAATGAAACGCCAGCTCAAAGGCTACAGCGTGAATATGATGAAAAAATGGCGGTAATTGATAGGTATGAGCAAATGCACAGCGATAAGCTTGGGGACGCCACAAGCCTAAGACAGCAAATCACCGAGCGATATGAGCAAGCCGAAAAAGATGCTAAAGTCAAAAACTATCAAGAGCATTTAACAGCATTTGCAGGGTTTTTAAAAAACACAGCAGGTGAGCAGTCCAAAGCCTACCGTGTGATGTTCGCTGCGTCAAAAGCCTATGCGTTGGCGGATGTGGGCGTTAAAATGGGTAAGGCGGTTGCTGATGCTTGGGCAGACCCATCAGCGGTGACAATTTGGCAGAAACTTGCCAATGTCGCCAAAGTGTCTTTGGAACAGGGGCATGTGTTAAGCATGATTAACGCCATTAGCCCCAAAGGGTTTGCCACAGGGGGCTACACAGGCAACATGGGGATAAATCAGGTGGCAGGGGTAGTACATGGTCAAGAATATGTACTAAATGCTAAAGCTACAAAGCGTATCGGCGTTGGCAATCTTGAACGGCTAAACCGTGGTGATGGCATTGGTGGTCATGTCAATCATATTAATGTCCATGTAACCGTAAACTCTGACGGTAGTAATGTCCAAGCCGATACCCAAATGGGTAAAACCATGGGCGAAGCCATGGCAAAAATCGCTCGGCAAGTCGTGATACAAGAGAGCAAACAAAACGGACATCTTGACAGGCTATACCGCAGATAAGCAAAAACCCAACTGTTTGCACCAGTTGGGTTTTTTATTACCCCTTTAAACGGTACTTAAAAGGATAATTTATGGTAAATTTTAACATAGAATTGGCAAAAAATGAAAACTTTTACATGGGACATATCGGCAGACAGTAGCGAAACAACCGCCTTAAATACCACCATAACCGCCTTTGGTGATGGCTACGAGCAGGCGGTAAGTTTTGGCATTAACAACAGCCGTAAATCATGGCAGTGTAGCAGGACTGATAAAAAAGCGGTGATTGATGAGATTTACCGCTTTTTAATTGACACAAAAGGCGTTGAACCTTTTAACTTTAAGCCTTTAACCGATGAACCAAGTATCAAAGTCCGCCTAGATGGTGAGATATCACGCCAAAAGACGGGGGGCGATGTTTGGCAAATTGGGTTTACTTTAAAGCAGGTTTTTTAACCCAAACCGCCCATTTGATAGGCGGTTTTTCATCGTCCTTTTGGACACAACCGCCCCATTTAGCTTGGGGCTTTTTTTAGGAGCAAAACAATGAGTGAAACAACTCTAACCGAAGTATCACGCACCGAAGCGACGGTATTACAGAGCTTTATCGCACAGGTGGACTTTTGGAAAAACCAACACGGCGATAAAGCTGCCACCATTGAAGTCATCTACTACCCTGAGGATGACGGCTTTGAAGTGAGTAACAATGAGCCGAATAACGGCGTGCTAAAACGCAATCGCACCACGGCGTTTCGTGCTGACCTTTTGGCATGGGCATCTAACCAGTTACGCCAATTACAAGGCTGGGACAACAGCCAAACGGTCACCGAGTTTAGCCTATCTTATAAAAATGACCGTTATGGGGTGCGTGCTGCCCTTGCCAGTGAAGCCACCGACAAGGCAGATGATGGGGATGATGCTAAGAACACAGATTAACAGCTGATGGCTTTATCATCTGTTCATTGACTGTCTGTCAAGGGGGCAATACCGCCTCTTTGGCAGGTTTGGGAGTAAATCACATGAGTTTTAACACAGACATACAACAAACCACCGTACAAGGCTTTATTACCTTGTACGAATTAGACGCACGAAAATTGGGCGGTGAGATTTACCGCTTTCATGGGCATAACGATGGGGTGATTAGATGGCAGGGGCAGGATTTTCATCCCATCGCCATCAAGGCAGACGGCCTTGAAATGCGTTCAGATGGCAGGGCAAGCACGCCTAAGCTTAGCATTGGCGATAAGATTAATGGCATACAAGGGGCGGTATCAGCCCTTTGCCGATTGTATGATGATTTTGCAAGGGCTAAGCTTACTGTAACGCATACCCTGCAGGCGTATCTTGACAGCCATGATGCCCAAAATTACCGCCAGCAAGAATGGTACATAGAACAAAAGGTGAGCGAAAACCCAAGCCTTGGCATTGTAGAATTTGAGCTATCAAACCCTGTGGACTTTGAAGGGCAAAAAATCCCTGTGCGTCAAATCACCACCTATTGTAATGAAGCAGTCTGTGGTCGTTATCGTGGCGAAGTGTGTGGTTATACAGGTACAGCACGATTTACCCATGATGGCAAGCCAACCGATGACCCTACTTTGGACAGATGTAGCGGTTTATTAGCCCACTGTAAGTTAAGGGACAATGAAGGCAGTTTTTGTGGTTTTCCTGCCGCTGGTTTGGTTT